CCAATGAGTGATTGTTTGTTCCTCCATCGTCTGTGTTTACATCAACAATGAATGTGTCTCCAGGAACAATACCATGTCCGTAAGGCCAAGTAATTTCTATTGTAGCCAATGCTTCAAAGTTAATATTTGTTGCTTGTGTTATTGAATTAAGTGTAAAATCAGAAAGTGTAATACCGTTTACAAGACTCAATGAGCCACCACCTACACCAGTTCCTGTGACTGTTCCTGTCAGTATTCCGCCACCACCACCAATGGTTGCAACCGTAACTGTTGCATCGTTGGCTGGTGTTGCTCCTCCCAACGAAGTTCCTGGTATTACTATCTCATTACCCGCTTTATAATTGGTTCCTGCAACATTGACTGCCACACTATAACTTCCTTGTGTCCTTGTAACATCAAATGTACCACTGGCTCCTGCGTGTGCTTGATTGGCTCCAGCAATGCCTGTGAATGTTGTTGGTAACGCAGGTGCTGATCCACTTATACTTGCAGTGGCCACAGTACCAATTTCATTGTCAGCATAGGCTCCGCCAGCGCCTACAGAGTCAATTGTAATAGTTGCATCGTTGGTAGGTGATGTGCCTCCTAAGGCAGTACCAGCTACTGTAAATGATTGTCCTGCACCATACTGACTTCCAGCAGTTGCAATAGCAACAGAATATGCTGATCCATTGTTGGTAACGTTGAATGTTGCACCAGTTCCGTCAAAATTAGTCAATGTCTTGCCAAGAACAATACCACCGTTGTATATTGCTGGAGCTGTTGACTCATCTGAACCTTCTACTCTTACGTCTGTTACTCCGCCTGATCCGTCTACGGACACTACTCTAAGATAAACATCATTGACTGGTGTTGCTCCACCTAGTTTGTTTCCAGTAATCACAAATGTATCTGCTGTGTTGTATCCTGTTCCGTTCTGTGAAATTTGTAGGAACAAGGACGGACTAGAACCAACAGTTTTGTTTATTGAAAATACAAATCCCGATCCTGAACCTCCTGTGAAAGTCAAGTTACCAGGAGTATCGTTATCAAATTGATAACTGATTACAGAGTCTGGAGCAGTTCCAGTATATGCATTATCTGATATAACTGACAATGCTGTGATTGTTCCGCCGGCTCCAACTGTTGATACTTCTGCTACCAAGTTATTACCAGCTGGTGTTGTTTGTCCTGAACCATCTTGTCCTCCTGAAGGTTGAACTTGTGATCCTACAATTCTTAATCTGTCCTTAACAGCATAGCCTGACGTTGCGTTTGGAGAACCAAAAGTAAACGTTGTGTATGCGTCATTTTCATATGATATGTCTACTGTTGTTCCACCCCATGTTCCGCTTCCGTGATTGTATGTTGTTGCAACAGCATTGTATTGAATGCTTCCGCTTAAGGCTGTACCTGTGATAGAAGCTGATGTAATTCCGCCTGAACCACTTACTGTATCTACTACAATAGTTGCATCATTGGCTGGTGTAACACCGCCTAAATTGTTTCCTGTAACAAGAATAACATCGCCCTTTTTATATCCTGATCCTGCTTGATTTATAGAATCAACTGAATATACAGCACCTGTTCTACTTAAATTAAATTGTCCATTTAAACCTGCTGGAGCAGTTAGTGTTCCTGATACTCCAGTGTAAGTTTCTGTGTTTTTTGTAATTGAAGTGGTAAACTGACCGCTCATGTTAATGGTTGTACCATCAATGTTGTTTACAAATATAGCATCGCCTGAACCATTGTCTGCCGCTAATCCAGGAACAATACCTGTTGTTGAACTTACCGTGAAGCTTGTATTACCATTTGATATATCACTTGTTAAGTTTACTGCTAATGGAGTGCCACCTGGAGTACTTGCAACTCCTGTTACCTGTGTACCAGTATTGAAGTTGCTGTTAACTATAGGAGCACCTATCTCTGGTACATCGCCAGTGGTAGCAATTCTGTTTTCACTCTGTTGTGCCGCCAAGGTTAATACCATTGTACCAGCTGTTCCATTACTGAACACATCAAATTGTGGCTGTCCTACACTAGCACCAGTATAAAATGCACCCTGTCTTAACTGTGTATAAGTTGTTGAAAGAACTTGTCCGTTGGTTGTTCCAACTTTAGACTTTGCATAAAAATTAAATGTTGTAGCTGTTGGTACAGCGTTTACAATAAATGATCCTTCTGCTCTTGCGGCACCAACCACAGCATCCTCTAATGCTTTGATCGTGATAGGTGTACCTGGTTCAAAACCGTGAGCACCAATTGTTGTTACTGTAACCAAACTAGCACCTATACCTGCTGTGCCTGATGAAGCATCAGTGGTCACAGTAGCAACTTGTGTATCTGTGCCTGGGACTTCGTAAATACTTGGATACCCACGCATCATACCAATAGCAGACCATTTTGTAGGCTGTAATCCGTATTCAAAGTCAGCATCAAGCATGGATAATGGTTGAGCTACTCTAATTCTTTCAATAGCATCAGTACCAAAGTCGTATGGTCTAATTTTTTGTTCAGTATCATCAACAAAAATCTGAACTTCATCGTCAGCACTCATCGTGCTTGTGTTAAATTCTAAATCTAATATGCTTATAGCATCAGTAGTTTGAAGATATTTTGGAAAGTCGTCATCTTGGTTTTCATTTGAATTAACTGAATCATATTTGATAACATATCCGCCTGAATCTCTTGGCGTTACATCATCTTTTCTTGTAATTTTTCCGCCTTTTAGAGGGTCAGTAAAGTTATAAATTACTGTTGCTTTTGTAGTATTTGTAACAATTAATAAATCACTTGTATCATAATTTCCAGAAAATCTAATATGTCCTAAGCCTTTTCTTTCAAAGACAGGCATGGCTGATAATCCTGTTGTAATTACATTTATAACTATTGCTGATAAAGTTTGTATTCTAGTCCCAGCTTGTGGTTCTGAAGTGTAAGTACTATCAACAACTTGTGCGTATGCACTCTGATACGGTGTAGATTGAGGAGAATTATTAAACACATGATTAATAATTAAGTCACGACTAAATTCTTTTGCTTTGATTTCAGCTTGTCTAGTGCCGTCAATCTGTGCAACATCTTTTTCCCAATACGTTCCTGCAATTCTAGAAGTTTCTTGATTACCACCGTACTGTAAATCATGTAACCAAGCATCTACATTGTAGCCTGTATCTCTTCTACACTTTTCTTCATTATATGTATAACCTTCGAATCCTGAAGCATTATCCGCCACCTGTTGTGAAATCCATGCCGCTACTTCGTATTGTATAAATGTTTTATTATTTTCTAGCAACCATTTTGCATTAGGATATACAGCATCATTAATACCTATGCCTGGATAAAACTTGTAATTATAAATCTTTTTCTTTGCCATACTTTATGCTCCAAATGCCACTGCTAAAGCTGTTGCTGTTGAGTCGACATATCCCTTATTTGTTGCGTGTGTTCCAATAGTTGGATCAGTTTGTAATAATAAATTATTTGACACAGTTAAATCTCCGTTCATTGTTGCACCTGCAACATTTATTTGACTTGTACTACTATCTGGTGCAGTTGTCATATCTATACCATAAGCTCTAATTTGTACAGGAGTGTTATAACCTATATCAACATTATCGATATTTCCAGGCACACTTCCTAAACTGTTAATTGTAACTTTGCCATTGACAACAGATACAGATGTACTGTTTAAATAATTAACTTTAAATATTCCTCCAGTAACAGCTAAACTTTCAAAACTATTTGTAACCTGTGTACCGGTATCGTCGCCGCCATCGTCTTCTGGTGGTACATACTGCACAAACTGTGTACCATTAAGTAAAATTGATTGTACGTCAAGAGTAGGCGCAGTAATTTTACCGTTAGTATCAACAGTGAAATTTGGACTTTCAAATCCGTTTTGTGCTTGAAATTTATCGTTTATTACTGTTCCTGCCATTTTACTTTCCTATTATAGGCTATCTATTGCTTTAACTACAATGGTTCCTCTCATTGAGCCATGCACTGTACATTGATAAGCATAGTTACCTGAAATGTTCGAAGGAACTTTCCAATATAAAGTACCTGATACTTTACCTTGTGCTGACGATCCTGTTGAAACTGTACCGTCTGTAGCAACGTGTACTAACCCGTTATTGTAAGCTGAACCACCACTTGTTTCAATTTGGAATGGATGATTAGATCCACTGTTAATTTTGAAAGCAATAGTCGTTCCTGAGATTGCATAAATGGTCGGATCTTCTGTATTGCCATATTGATCCATCTTGTAGCCATTGTTAGAATCTGCTGTTACAACAAGTGTTGTGATTGCTGGTAAAGCCATTTCATCAAAAGTTCTACCACTTACGTTTGCCCAACCACTGCCTGTATACACCATCAGTTGACCTGTCGCCGCTCCTGCTATAGCAACATCAGTTAAACTATCTAAGTTATTTGTACCAGAGTAGTTAATTGTAACTGTATCGCCTGTTACAGATGTTGAAATATTTGTTCCACCTGCAATAGTCAACGTGTCTGTTTTAGAATCAGCTTGTGCTAATCCTGAATCTGCTTGTACATTTGAAAATGCATTTTGGTTTTCTTCACCTGAATTAGGAGAACCTGTGTATGCAATAGTAACAGTATCACCAACAATACTTGTTGAAATATTTGCTCCGCCTGCCACAGTCAATGTATCTGTAGTTGAATTCGCAGTTGTAGTACCTGTGTCTGCATCTACTGTTTGGAAAATATTTTGATTTCCGCCTGTACTAATTGTTGTAAATGTAAATGTACCTGAACCGTTTGTAGTAAGCACTTGTCCGTTGCTACCATCTGAAATACTTAAATCTGTAAGCACACTTGGAACAGTTGGCTTGTTATTTAAATTATTATAATTTAGATAGTATGAGCCGTCCTGTCCATCTAATGTGTCAGCATCTGTACCACCGCCACCTGTTGTTGCATCTATGCCAGGTGCCCATTTTGCCCCATCCCATTTTAAAACATTTCCTGTTTGGGGTGCTGTGCTAGTTGTATCTACATCAGAAAGAGAATTTATATTACCAACATACGCAACTGACTTTAATGGATCTGTGTAATTAGGAATGGCTCCTGCACTTGCATCTAGTAATAATTTTCTCCAGCCTGCCGCGTGTGCTACATAAACTGTACCACCTTCGTGTACATGTAACATTGCTCCGTGGTATGTGCTTGGGCTTATAGCATTCATTTGATTCAATGTTGAAGCATGAAATGATACCTTGTTAATTTTATTATCGTCATTTGGAACATCTAGTTCCATACTTGAGTTAATGATATCTTTTAGATTTGTACCATCACCTAAAGCATTATACAGCTCATCGGAGTTGGCATTAATCTTAGTAGCGCCTGCTCTAAGACTATCACCAGTTCCATCATCTGCGGCTGTACCTATATTAATTACTGATTTTGCCATTCCTTAAGTCCTATCAAAAGTTATTGTTGTCTTATCCATAGTGGTTCCTACACTATCAAAAGTATTTATTCCAGTACTTGGTGTTGTAGATGTATCTGCGACAATAGCCGGAGGTACAAGTTGATTAATTGCTTGTGCATATGAGGCATGGAATATTAACTTAGATCCAACATAGCCCCTAGCTTTTGGTTCAACTTTAATGTAACAAATACTTGCATCAACTGTTACAGAGATGTCAATGAGTTCAGCGTTTATACTTGATCTTCCGAATATATTAGCAACTGCTCTATCTGGTCTAGCAACTACACTTAATTGCATAGTTTCTTTTTCGTTAGAACCAAACTCAACTACAATTTGATATATCGCACTACTAAAATCTCCTACATGAAACTTATCCATTATAGAATTGTAGTGTACTCCAATCCAGTTACCTCTGAAGCTGAAGTTAGATCTATCTGGTAGTAATATTGAGTTATTTTGACCTTTTGTAAACAGTTTTGTCAGAAACTTATTCATTATACATGCTCCATATTGTATTTATCGTTTTGTACAGATATGTAGAAGTATAATATTTTATGAAAGATCTACAAGACTATGGGCAAACTGGCTTAAATTATCGTATATTTCTGTGCGTTTTTTAAGGTCTTTATTAGCAAATGTGTTAAGTTTTTTCTCTGTTTCGAGTCCATACCCTGTGCGTACAAGTATGGGTTTTGCTTTGGCTTTAGTCGCCGCTTTGAGATCACTTATTTTATCGCCTACATATACACCATTTGTCCAATCGACACCTATTTCAGCACTTGCTCTTTTAAACATGCCTGTGTTTGGCTTTCGATATGGATCATCTTTAAAAGGCGTAGTTGAGTAATATAAGCCATTAATACTTTTACAACCTATTTCTCCTAGAAGCTGAAGCATGTGATTATGTACAATATCTACATCAACAGCGTCAAATAAACCTTTTTGTATTCCTGATTGATTTGTTAATATGACAACATCATATCCTTTATCTCTAATCATTTTTACGGCTTCTAAACTTCCTGGTATTGGTTTGAATTGCTCCGGCTTAATACAGTAGGGAGGCACTCCTTCTTGTGTTAATCCTATGTCTTGGTTAATAGTTCCGTCACGATCTAACCCAATAACTGGTATGCTCATGTTATGGTCTCCATCTATCATCTGACCAACCTAATTTTTCTTTGTTAAACCATTTTAACTCTTCTAAAATTATTGGGTCTTTCTCAAGTAATTGTGTTTTCCATTCTTCAACAAATGATTTTGTTTTATCACTTAATTTACAAATATTATTGTCAACAAAGTCTGCCGCTTCATGGGTTAAAGGATGTAGTTCGTGCAATAGCATGTGTTCGTGTTCGTTACGTAAAGACGGAACGCTTTTTGGTCTAGTACCTTGCCATTCTTGTGTTGTACCAAATTCTAAATAATCTAGTATAGGAGGGCAAGTTGTTTTGATATCTTCTTTGTACATTTCCAAAACTGCTCTTACATCTTCTATTTCTAATTTTTCATTTTTAAATGTAGTTGTTTGATCCATCCAGGGCTCAAAAGGGTCTCTAAAACACGTTGTAAGCACTGTACAGCCCACCTTAGCAAGAGCTTTGTGTGTACTTGCCATCAATGCACAATCACGCATTGTAGCGTGAATTAGGTCTGCCCACTGCCATTTGTTCTTATAGTAAAAGTTATTCAATATCATTGGATCGCCATCAACAGTAGCGTTGCTAAAATTGCCTGGTGTCCACCAACCATGACCCATATGATATCTATCTTCACGAAACATGCTGGACCACTGTAAAAGTATTATGTCATCTTTATTAAATTTATGAACTGTGTTGGCTTCCCATAGTCTTGTGAAAATATATTGATTGCCTGCTCCGCTACGGCTCCAATTTTCTCCGTGATATCCTTTTTGTTTGTATTCATATATGGCAACATCTGCCCATGTAGGATAAAAATATTGAGATAGACTACATCCAAATGCAAAAATTCTCAAGACAATCTCCTAATTAAATCTAACATCATCTTGTGCGGAATAGTTTTTACTTTATCGTAATCTAATTTAGTTTGTATTTGTCTTTCAGTATAATTTTTTGCTTCAGGAGGAACAGATTCATACTGTGCCATAATTTTTTCTTGATCAAACAATCCCATTCCATACATTACCAAGGTATGATTATATTCATTGAACAAAACTTTTTTTGTAAAGCTGGTAAAGTCGTCGATAATAGGTAATCTGTGTCTCCACATATTAAGATTTGCTTTCAACGTGTCCGGCAATTGAACTTCTGCAACACTTTTCCAAAATTCTGTATCTCTTCTTGGACTGACATAGTGTAAAATTATGAAATCTCTAATATTATTCATTATAGCATCAACTTCTTTGTTATATCTGTCTATAACATCTTGATTATAATGAATAATTCTATTAGCAAGAATAAAAGATTGGTTTATACTTGTACCAATGCTACTTGCTTCTAAAGGCTCAACAAAACTTGCACTTAATCCTATTGCACATACATTGTTTATCCAAGGTCTGTCAACTGCTCCTGGATCAAACTTTATATTTTTTGCAACATCTACTTCAAATCCTAAATATTTTTCAGCTTCTACCTTTGCTTCATCGGCAGTGATATGATCACTATCAAAGATATAACCATTACCTTTTCTTCCCCATACTGGTATTCTAAACATCCATCCGCTGTCCATGGCCCTAGCCAATGTCCACATCGGTATTTCATTTTCTTCTCTTGTAGGAAATACTATAGCTTCTTTCATTTTTAAAAACTTGCTGTAACTTTTCCACTTCGCTCCTAATTTTCCAATCAATAACCTAGCAAATCCTGTACAATCGACATAAAAATCATATTCATAAGTTTTATTTTTACTTTGTAATTCTTTTACTTGGCCTTGCTCGTTGATAATTACATCGTCAATCTCATCATCGAATACATTACAACCCATCATCTTTGCTTTACTTGTAAGATAATCATTTAACTTGTTTGTATTGAAATGGTATTGTGATACTCCTGTATCATTTATACGTTCTTCCATAAATTTGTTAAATGGAGTTTGATTATTCCAGGTATACTCTCCTACAAACTCTTTAGGATCTACATTTTCTCCTATTAATTTACCATACACCATAGGCATACCTAAATGTTCTGCTACATAAGGATCGTGAACGTTCTGTAAATAGTTTTTATGTCCCCAGTTTTCAAACATAATGCCTGACTTGAAACTCGCATCACACTCTCTTATCATTTCTCCTGCTGGTATACCACAGAAATCCATAAATGCTGACCAATGTTCAGTAGATCCTTCACCTACTCCTATAGTTCCAATCTTAGAGCTTCTAATTACATCTATTGTAAAGGTAGGAAAACTTTTTTTTAATATTAAGGTAGCAACAAAACCAGCTGTTCCGCCGCCGACTACAGCAATTTTCACGTAGGGTCTCCCCATTCTGCAAGATTTAATTCAGTACCATAAGCAATAATACAATATTGATAATAAGGCGTAGCATGATATTCTAAAACTGTAAATGTTTTTGTTTTAAAGTTGGCGTAAAGTGCAAAAGGCAGTATTGCGGGTGTTTGAGATAATCCATTTGCTTCGTCTGGGTCTCTAACCTTGCCGAATAACTTACCTGCAAACACAAGTCTTTCATCTTTATTGGCTAGTAAAGGAAAAATTTCTTCTTCTGGACCGCACATTACAGGTTTTTCTTGCCATTCACCTGCGTGTGCTCTTGTATCTGTAATTATGCTTACAGTAACAATAAAAACTAAAAGTGCAAATAGCAATCTCATTGTACTCTCTCCTATATAAAAAACTGTTGGTTTAATCTATACATATTATCTTCGAACATTCCTTCTTTTACATACGCACTATGTAAAACAGCTTGGTTATATAAAACCATTCTGTTGAATTTCATAGGAACCATACCAATCATTTCCCAATCATGTATTGAATCATTTATATATTTTGTTACAGGTAACTTTCCTGCTACATCATAAGTGTGTGTAATACTAGGATCTTCATAATATTCTTTACCTCCAAAGGTGTAAAAACTTGTTCCGCCTTTAGATTCATTTGCACTGTTTAAATAAATCGTACTTGCAAAGTTTATACCGCTAGTATTATCCATATGTGGACAAACAGGAGGCAAATTTGTTGTTTGCATCACGTTGACCATAAAAGTTGCTCTCATCATACTTTGTTCAATGTAATCAATTGGATATTTTTGCATTATTTCTGGCCAATATTGCTTTGTTAGTTGATCATATATCCATGACATACAATCCATATCATAAAATGCGTTGATTCTCCAAGCAGGATTGTTTCCTCTGATTCTTTTGTTTCTACTAGCAGGTATATCAAGTGCTAGTTGTCTAACTAAATGAGGATTCTTGTAAAAATCGTCTACAACAACTACTTTAATTTTTTGTTTACCAAAATATTCTACTGAAACATAGTGTTCAGGATTGATTTCAAAAACTTCGTCTTCATTTATTATATTTTTATCCATCATTTCTCTCTTCAATGACAAAATTTGCACTTATTGTAGCTCTTGTTTCGTTACTTGTGTTAGGTGTTACGTAATGTTCAAGCACACTTGGAAAAAATATTATATCACCTTCTTCAAGTGGAGGTGTTATCCTATTATTGTAAGGGAAAGGTCCATCTGACAGTGTTGGTAAGCCGTTGATATGAAAAAAATCATAGGTGTTTCTATAAAACACAAATTTTCCACTATCTTTTGGTAAGTTCATCATGTAAGCACAGCTTATTGAACTTTTTCCTGCATGGTTGTGTATTTCTTGATGATAATCTTTGCTATATCTGTTCAACCAACACTCTACATTGTATGACAAGTGAGCATCTATACCTAAAAATACTAGATATTCATTTAAATGATGTATAGAACTTTTAATAAATGTTTGAAATGGAAGTTCATTAGCTTCTGGCAAGCCAAAAGTAGTATCTACATTACAATACCAGTTAGGATGTTTTTCGAAATGCTTATCTTCTTTTAAAACTTGCTCAAAATCTTTCTTTACCTGACCATGATCGGACAATGATGTCTTAAAAACTGGAATGCTGTACAGGTTAATCAACATTAGTTCTTCATCACTATCATTTTACCATATTCAGGAAGATAACAATACTCCATTTCACTATTATAAAGAGTTCTTACTGCATCGTCTAACGTTTCGACAAGTGGTTCGCCACCTAAATTAAAGCTAGTATTAAATATAATAGGTACACCTGACTGATCATAAAACTCTTTTATAAGATCGTAATAATGTTCATTTTGCTCTCTTGTTACTGTCTGTATCCTACAGGTACCGTCTACATGTATTATAGAAGGAATCTTTTCTGCTACTCCTTCTTTACAATCCATGGCGTACATCATATGCGGAGATTGTTCCATACCTTTCATATCAAACCAATCATGTGCATGATCTAATAATATAGTTCCAGCAAACGGTCTAAAGTATTCTCTACGTTTTATTCTGTTGACAAAATCTTTACCATCTTCAAAGGTTGGATCAAAAAGAATACTTCTATTACCTAAAGCTCTAGGCCCGTTCTCTGATTTACCTTGCCATATAGTTACAATGTTTTTATCTCTAATAAGTTCAATTACTTTTTTCTTATCTGTGTCAACTACATCAGCACCATATTTCTTTGCAACGTCATCTATTTCGTTGAGAGAATGACAATATGGAAATCCTTCATATATGGTCTCAGCGTAATCTCTTACTTTTTTATCCTTAGTTGTATTGTAATAGGTAATAAGTGCGGCGCCAATGGCTGTTCCTGCATCGTTACTAACAGGTTCAACATACAGCTTGATTCCTTCTTTGTTAAGTTTATCAAGATAGTAATAGTTTGCGACACAGTTAAGTGCATATCCGCCACTTAATACAACATTTTTGTTACCACTCATTTCAACTGCTTTAAAAATTAATCTTAAAACTTCATCTTGCGATTCTTTTTGAACAGCATAGGCAAGATCTCGTCTATTTTCTAAAGTAGTCAAGTCTATTTTACTATTCATTTGTTCATTTGAGGTTTCTAAGAATTCATACCGTCCTTCATTTACAAGTGCGGCATTAGGATAAGTAGGAACTATAAAGTTTTTATCTGTTGTTCTCCATCTTCCACCACCTCCATCAGAATAAATCGGTGGAATCTTATCATTAGGCTTACCATATGGTGACAATCCCATTGTTTTTCCTGCTTCAATTGGTTGAAAACCACAATACTGTGTAACTGCTTCGTAAGCCTTGGTAATACCTGCTGAATCATCTAATACTAATTCATGAAATCCTTCTTCTCCTTCTCTTTCACTTGGAATAAAAGGAATCACTGTAGAAGGATAAGGTCCATTTCCTCCTTGATGTTTGTATAATGTTTTAAATGCATCTGGATAAGCACATGTAAAAATACTTTCACACTCCCAAGTCATAAATTCTTCGTTAAAAATACCAGTGTTAATATTCATAGGAATAAATGTACCAGCACCATCTACTACAAGTGCTGTTGCAGATTCAAAACCTGATCTATAAAAAGCACATGCGGCATGTAATTTATGATGTACATGACTCATGTCTATTACTTGCCTGTGATTATGTTGGCCGTCTCGTGTATATGCATTGTCGGCCCTATCTATAAGTCCAAGTTTTCTTGCTAATCCAGTATACATATCACCGCCACTAAAGTCTATTCTACTTGATTCTGCAAGTGGTTGTGTATGAGCCACTACCAAATAATCTAATTTATCTGTATAGTCTAAAAATTTTGTCATTGCGGCTAATGGTCCACCGTCATACTTTTTCCTAGTAAGCCTTTCTTCTTCGATGGCAAATACAATTTCACCATCTTTCAAAAGGACTGCTCCACCATTGTGGCCTCTAGTTATTGCTCCGATCCATTGTGTCATACTATGTTTTCCTCGATATATTTCATAATTCTCTTTTTATAATTTGCTTTTCTGAAAGCTTCGTAGCATTCTACCAAAGGGGTTGGCACAAAACGTTTTGCTTTCAAGTTTTTATATCCTAAACACTGCATTACTGGTCCTGTTTTAGATTCAAATAAGCCTGCACTGTCAAATCTTACAAGTTTTACCTTTTCTTTGGTGTTAAACCTGAAGTACGAAACTGTATCACCACGTTTAATATCTAACATGCTTACATTATCTTTGAATTTAAACGCTGGTCTAACCGGTCTGATCCAACTTGTTATATTGTATGTACCTGAAAGTCCCATGCAATTAGCCTGAAAGTGATTTTGTTCATAGTAAGGTGGTAGTTGTGTCATAGTAATGTCATCAGGACTGTAAAATAAAAAACACGGATGATCTAATTGATGCACACCTTCTTCATTTGGCTCACCTATGTAGTGTAGTAAAAACTGTGGATCAACATCATACTTGGACATTGCACTTTGTTTTTGATAATCAAATTCTATGTGAAAGTCAATTGGACTTTTTGCACTAAAGGTATTTTTTGCTTCATCTATGATTGCAGGACAGATACTTGCACCTAATCCAAAAAACTGTTTTGCATTCATGTCTTTATAAATGCTTTCAGGTGCAAAATACTTTAACTCCGAAACAAATTCTTGGTTATCTGCAACATTTATGACTGGCGACCAGTATACTGTAATCATTAATCGAATGTTACCTCATATAGAAAGTCACATACAAAAGCTCTTCTTTCTTCAAGCGTTGGATATACTCCGTGAAACACTTTTCCATCCATGATTATGACATCACCTGCTATACATTTGTTAATATCACTAACCAATTCTCCTGTAACAGGATTTTGTGTAATACATTTCAGTTTTCCTGCCAGAGGTTGATCGTTATGTAATTCTAATGTGTTTAAAAACAACACACTAGTCAGCTTTCTTAATGGTTGATGTGTATGTAATCCGCTGTATGTACCTTCAGGATACCTAATCCACCAACATTTTTCAAAAGTTATGCTGTCAAATCGAAAAGGAGCAAGTGTTTGTTTTAGGAAATCTAAATATTTTTCTTCTTTGTCTATTTGATAAGGGTATTTGAAGTCTGGATTATATTTTAATATGGCACCACCGTGATCAGTATGTTGTTGAACTCCTAAATCCTCATCAAATAATTCATTGAATTTATCATAATCGGAGTATTTTGCTTTTTTTATCCAGTAATCTGCTATTTGTCCTCTATTTGATAAAAACCAAAAATCAGTATTACCTTGATATGCGTTTTCTAATGCTTCCATTATATACCTTCTACAATATCATACGTAAAATCGCAAACAAAAGCTCTGCGTTCACCTATTGCAGGATAGGTTCCGTGAAAAACTTTTCCATCCATTATCACACATGCACCAGGTTCTGGGGCAAAAGTACGATAATCTATATCATAGTCTCCAGGACAAAGCGTAGCTAAATGTCCAGCTAAAGGATACTTAAAAGATGATTCGGCACCTGTTAAAAATAGTACAGCAGTCATTTGTTGTCCAGGTGTATGATTATGTAAACCACTATAATCACCTTCAAGATATTTTATACCCCAACACTTTGTAAAATCTACATTAGTTATTGGTAACTGAGAATCATTGATACATGCCCTTACAAATCTAAAATAATCAAAAATACCGTCTATGTCTTTTGGATATGCAAAATTTTTTTTGTAATATAGATATCCGTTACCAACGTCTTTATGTTTTTCTTCAAATTTTTCAAAAATTTGTTCAAACTTTTTATATGTAGGATAACGATTGCCATCTACAATCCAACTTGCTAATTGTTGTGTAGTTTTTGGACCAACAGGAGATCCTATACCCTTTAAAAAGTCTTCCGGATTCATTTACCCGTTCTTCCTAATATTTGTGCAGTTGGTTTGCTGTGTGTTACTCCATCATCATGCGTGACCCCATGCGTTGGGCAGACTTCGCCTTGTCCTTGGGGTTTGTAGTTTCCTGTATACGCCCTCGGTTTACCAAGACGTTTACGAACACTCTGTATAATTTCTTTAAAAGTTTCATCTGTCAACTCCATCACTTCGTCATTATAACGTTCTACTTCTTCTTCCATTGTAAGTCTAATAGGACTAAATTTTCTTTTTCCTTCACCTAGGTCGATTATATCAAAATCAGGACAATCAGGATATGAAATATTTATTGGATATGTGCTACCAATTACACTAGTACAAGTCGTACCTAATGCTTTAGCCATGTGTTGACCTAAACTATCACACCCTAGAAAATGATCAGCTATTTGTATCACACTGGACCACACTCTTACATCTGGTATTTGTGGAACTGCTACTGGAACTTTAGGATTTTCTTCTATTTGCACAGGAAATTCACTCATTAAAATCACTGCATAGTCTTCTTTAAGGTCTTTACAAATTTTAATCACATCATTTAGGTGAAAACTTCTTGATGTACCATCAATTACAAAGTCTCCCATGTTTTCTGCTGTCCTACCAAATGGTTGAAACACAACCACTTTATCTTTTCCAGTTACTGCTTTTACTTCTTCAACAACTTTGTATCCATGTACAAGCTCGTGCTTGTTCATATAAATCTTTGCATCTTGCAAATCTCTTACACCTTCGTTGTTTATAGCAATATCAAATGCTTGTGCAAGACTACATTTTTGGTTGTAGTATTCCCATACTCTGTAAGGCTCTGGTGTTATGCAATCTCTTTCTTTTACATAATCTCTAAAAAGATTTTTGTGCCAATTGTCATAGGCTCTTTCATGTAGCGTTGGATGTCCTTTGTAAAAGTCAGTACCTCCTTCACAAACAATGATAAAATCTTCGTCTTTTTCTAATAATTTTTCAAAGGCAGGAATACTGGCTATTACTCTTCCGGCGCCGCCATTCATAAAATATGCTTTTTTTCGTGACACGATTAACTCCTAAATATGAAAATATTTATGGTGGTTAGGTTGTTAGGATTGTTAATCCTGGCACTTGTAATTTAGGGTGATTATTTTTTACCTGCGGCCTTTTGTGCGGCAATTTTAATATCGTTTGGAAAAGCACCGTCTCTGTATGGATCATTTGGATCTGAAGATTCTTCAGGATCTCTCATGTCCTTAGGCATAATCGGAAACATTTGTACTGCTTGCCATGGTGTATAGCCTTTTGCTTCCATTTTTGCAGGAAGATCTCTTAGCTTTTGTCTGTAGTCTTTCCAAGCATCTTGCAATTCGTCTGGGGCATCTGACATTCCAACTTTTGCATCAGTTTCGTGTAAGTGTCCGTCACGTACATCTCTTACCTGTTGCCATGTAAGACTTGTATCAACACCAGTTTGTTCCCAATCTCTGACAGCAATTTTCCATTCATCCTTTTCAAAGTCGTAGCTGATGTCGTTGTCATCATAGATATCCATTGGTTCTACTTCGTCAGTATATTCTACATCTGGATAACCGTCTGGACCTTCATATAATACTTTCCAATCTCTTGAACGTCTGTGAAGAACCATGTCTTCACGTCCTTCGTCATTTAGGATTTCACATAACAATGGATTTTCTCTACAATCAACAGTGATTCTCATTATATCAGCACCAGTAGGTCTTTCAAGATCTGCTTTTTCCCACATGCACCATCCACACTCTTTACCGTAGTTTTCTTCTTTTGGATCGTTACATACTTCAACTGTAAGGAATTCAGGACCTTTATATGTAAAAGTACCTTGACGTCCTTCTTTAAAACTGTCTACTCTCCACTCGTCCCATACTGGGTATTGAAATGTTTTTTCTATTCTTCTGCTCATTGTTATATCAACTCCTAAAAGTATTTATCATTTTACATGAAAGTTATACGTACTACTCCTGATCCGCCCTGTCCAGATCCACCTGCACAGCATTTAGCCCAGTTTCCACAATATGAACTTACTCCTGCTTGTCCACCACCTGCTGGCCAATCAATGTGACAACCACATGAACACCATGCTTCGTTAGTAACACCAACTTGCACAGCACCCATAAGTGGTGCTCTACCACTGAATGAATACGTATATGCACAGTGACAATATCCGTGTCCTGGTTCTGTTCCTGACATTCCCATCATTCCAAAATCTGCTCCAAATATACCACATATTCTACAGTTAGAACAACTATGAGAGTGTCTTGGACCCCATGCATCTCCATTACACATCCAACCCGGACAACCTCCGTCAGTACAGAAGTTACTTAAATTGTATCCGTTTACGTAAGAACGACATCCCATTCCTGCTGTACATGTGTGCGATTTAGCACAACGCCAAGAACCACCAGCACATATAGTATACTGACAGCCAGGATTTGTCGCAATGGTTTTAGAAGCATAGTTACCACCAGCACCACCAATTGTAAACATACAATAGTTACAGCATGATGATCCAGGACCTCCACCACCGCCAGACCAAATTTCAAATGTTACTGTTGACACACCATCTGGTACACACCAGTAACAACATTTTCCGTTGGCTTGTTCACAACATCCACTTTGTCTAGAGCACTGATGGCAACGCAAACCACGTTCGTTATAGATCCATTGCACTCCGTAGTTATGTCCTTGTCCGTGTGCAATATCACTTGAAGTGATTGTTCCGTCTGCTATGCTATCATTTGCTACTTTTTTATAACTTGCGTATGTTGCCATTTTTCTTCCCTATGCGAATGTTATTCTTACCATTCCTGATCCGCCCATGTTACCACCTGCACAGCATTTGGCCCAGTTTCCACAGTAACTTGACTGTCCTGTCTGTCCGCCACCTGCTGGCCAGTTTGTATAACATGCACAGTTACACCAAGATTCAGCATTTGCACCAGCTGACCATTTTCCTACAAATGGTGCCGCGCCTGCCTGACCCCAGTCTCCTGATTTACATTGACATCCACCGTGTCCTCCTGACACTCCTGTGGATCCCATAATTCCAAAGTCTGCTCCAAATATACCACAAATATTACAGTTTCCGCATGTTTGTGTATGCCTTGGTCCCCATGCATCTCCATTACACATCCAACCTGGGCAACCACCTGTTACACAAAAGTTTGATAAGTTATGTCCGTTAACATAAGAACGACATCCCATACCTGCTACACATGTATGTGATTTAGAACAACGCCAGGTGCCTCCTGCACAAATTGTGTAAGCACAACCAGGACAAGTACTAACAGTTCTTACTGCATAGTTACCTCCTGATCCTCCTGCTGAGTGCATACAATAGTTACAACAAGTACTACCAGCACCTCCTCCACCACCTGACCAAATTTCAAATGTTACTTTTGATACGTTTGAAGGAACAGTCCAATAACAACATTTACCATTAGCTTGTTCACAACAATCACCTGCATCTGCACAGTGTTGGCAACGCATTCCTCTTTCGTTGTAAATCCACTTAACATTATACTTGTTTCCTGCACCCGCACCTAATTTAGCGGCCGTAATACTATTGTCCTGGAAATTTTCTGCTGTCAATGTTTTATAACTTGCGTATGTAGCCATTATCTTTCCTTATGCAAACGTTATCTTTACTATTCCTGAACCACCTTGTCCAGATCCGCCAGCACAACACTTTGCCCAGTTATTACAATAACTAGATGTACCTGGTACACCTCCACCTGCAGGCCAATTAATATGACATCCACAGGCACACCAAGCTTCGTTAGTTTGTGTTGACATGTAAGTTCCTATACCTGCACCTGACCCAGTCCAAGATGTTTGACCGTGACATCTACAAGTAGTTGTTCCAGCTTTAATTCCAGCACCACCGGCGAAACCAAAGTCAGAACCAAAAATTCCACAAATTCTACAGTTTGCACAGTTCAAAACAGCGTGTCTTTGTCCCCATGCATCACCGTTACACATCCACCCTGGACATCCGCCTTCAACACAAAAGTTTGATAAGTTATATCCATTTACGTAAGAACGGCATCCCATTCCTGCTGTACATGTGTGCGATTTTTCACATCTCCAACTTCCGCCAGCACATATAGTATACTGACATCCTGGATTTGTATCAATTGTTTTAATTGCGTAATATCCACCTTGTCCGCCAATCGCAAACGAACAGTTATTACAACAAGTGTGACCAGGGCCGCCACCTCCGCCGCCCCATATTTCAAAGGTTACTTTGTATACATTTGATGGAACACACCAATAGCAACATTTTCCATTTGCTTGTTCACAACAGTTTCCTGCTATTGAACATTGGTGACAACGCAAACCACGTTCGTTGTAGATCCATTGAGTCTTCCTACAGGCTCCCGCACCTTGAGCCAGTTTCGATCTTGTAATAGCTCCGTCCGGTATACCTTCTGAAGTAATCTTTTTATAACTACTATACGTTGCCATGCGGTTCCTTCTCCAAAAATATTAAACAGTCATAATACGCCAGCCGTAACTGTCGCCTGAGTATACTAGGTCAAACGCCGCGCCTTCTGAGTTAACAGTCATATCCGACGCATCACCTTGAATCAATTTTCCGTTTCTACCAATTGTTAGTGCATTACTGTCAAAAGTTTTTCTAACGTCAAAAAATCTAATAACATCACCTGTTGCCGGACTACCCGGAAGTGTGATTGTATATGCTCCACCATTTGTATCAACAAATAATTGTTCACCTGAGTGTGCTGAATACGTTGTAGTGACTGTCTTAGCATTTAGAACGCCAACCGGTAACCAAGCTACTCCGTTGTATAATTCTAACACATTAATTTCTGTGTTGAATCTAAGAGAGCCTGCTCCTGCGTTTGCAGTTCTTTGTGCTGTGTTCCCAAAAGGTATAGTTAAACCTGGTGAACCTAATGAAATTCTTCTTCCCATATTCCTATCCTTTTTACGATGCCGGTACTGCTGTCTCAATACCCATGACAACTGCTGTTACAGATGCCGCGGATGATCTGACAACTATCTGTCTTGTAGCTTGAGCAACGATACCAGTTCTTTCTAATACTCCATTAGGTCCTAGAGATACGTCATATTCTAGGTAATCTGCACCTGATGGAGTTGCACTTGTAGGCACTGCTAATCTTATATTGGCTGTTCCCGCTCCTCTATTTACAAAAGAAACAGTAACAACGCTGTAAGTATCAGCAGGCACAGTGTAGACACTAGTGTCCGAGTTCGCTGACAGATCTGATGATCCTAATATTCCACTTGCCATTTTTTACTCCTATAGTTATATTTAGCCATTATGTTTTACTCGTCAAAAAGTACGCAAATGCAACCGGAGTTCCGGATACACCGCCGTTAAAGTTCATTCCCGTAGTAACTGTTATTGGCGAGTTGTCTGTTGTACTAATTGTATTTCCAGTAATATTTATTTTACCAGCCGTTACTGCGTTAACGTTAAGGCTACTTGACCCACCACCAATCTGTGAATTGATGTAAGTTATAATAGCCGCCTGTGTTGGAACAACATTATCTGAATTTGCACTAAACGTACCGTCTGTACTAAATTCATTAATTGTTGCACCACCTTGACCAAGTCCAACAGCACCTAATGAAAGTTCTTGCAATCCTGCAAGGCTGAATGCACTTGTATTCA